TAATAAAAACTGAAGAGAAGGAAGTGAATAAATTAAGAGGGTATCAGGAATTATTAATGTTAATAGGAACTTTCAGTATAGGTTATATCTTTTATAAAATACAGAAATATGTAAGAAATAAAATATTTAAGATAAAATGATTCCTATAGTATTAAGTAATACAGAGCCTGAAAACAAACATGCTTTATGGCTAGATTCCTCAATTACTCCTACTAGATTTAGATTTTATAATAGGGGTGTTTGGGAAGATGTAGGTGATGCTCCAGCTACAGCTGCCGCTGATTTCAGAAAGCATATAATGAGGTTAGATAATCCTCATACAGTTACAAAATATCAAGTAGGACTTGGAAATGCGGATAATACTGCAGATGTAAATAAACCAGTATCCATTCCTACCAAACAGGCATTGAATACCAAACTTGAATGGAAAGAACTTTCTAAAGAAGAGTTTGATGATTTAGAGGACAAATATAATAATACTTTATATATAATAGATTAATATGGGTAAACTTTATTTAGGTGGAAAAAAGATATTTGATTCTGCGGATATTGATGCTCAAGTAGCTACTAAAGTAGACAAGGTGTCAGGAAAGCAGTTATCAACGGAAGATTATACCACTGCTGAAAAGGAGAAACTTGAATCCTTATATAATTATGATGATTCAAGTATAAAAGCATTAATAAATACACATAAAGAAGATACTACTAATCCTCACTCTGTTACTAAAGCTCAAGTTGGATTGGGTAATTTGACTAATGATGTTCAAGTAAAAAGAAGTGAAATGGGTGTAGCAGGAGGTGTAGCTACATTGGATAGTGATGGTTTAGTACCTTCAAGTCAGTTACCTTCTTATGTGGATGATGTTCTTGAGTATGATACTCTTAGCCAATTTCCTGAAAAAGGAGAATCAGGAAAGATTTATATAGCATTAGATACTAATTTAAGTTATAGATGGGGAGGTACTACTTATGTAGTAGTAGCTTCAGATTTAGCTTTAGGAGAAACTTCTGCTACAGCATATCCTGGAGATAAAGGTAAATCCACTACAGACAGTTTAAATAGCCATTTAAAGGATACAAATAATCCTCATAATGTAACTAAAAGTCAAGTGGGTTTAGGTAATGTAGATAATACTTCAGATGTTAATAAGCCTGTAAGTACATCCCAGCAATCAGCTTTGGATAAAAAAGTAGATAAGGTTACAGGCAAGCAATTAAGCACAGAAGATTTTTCATCAGCTTATAAAGAAAAATTAGATGGTGCAGCATTAATAGTTGAACTTACCAATGCTGAATTTGATGCTTTGGAAACTAAAGATTCTCAGACTCTTTATGTAGTTCCTGCTACCAAACTTGCAGTAGGGGATGATGTAATAGTGGATAACACATATATTGAGTATATGAACAATAAGATTGACAATCATATAGCTGATACTAATGTTCATATACCTTCAGGAGGTGAAAAGGGACAGATATTAATGAGTAAGGAAGATGGCTCTCCTTATTGGGCATCCACTTATTTAGCTACTTCAGCTCTTATAGATTTATTGTCTTATGGCATTGAATGGGATACTACATTAGACACACCTGACTGTACTAGAATAGGCAATCCTCTGTTACATAGAAGTCTTCCTATTCAATCTGCATGGAAGGGCTGTATAGCTAAAGATGGTGTTGTGCAATATTATCTTAATGCAGATGATTGGGCATATAAGGAAGATGGAACTACAGAGGCTGTGCTTGATGGTACTGATGGTGATGTAATGGTGGATACTGGTCTTACATGGTATATTAAATCAGAAGAGGATGGTAATATGAGAAGAGTAAGAATATCTACAGTACAAATAGATAGTACATGGATAGAAGTTCCTAGAGTACTTATAGATGCTTATAGAAGTACTGTAGATACAACTGATTCTTCATCACCTAAGGCAAGGAGTGTGGTTAATACAACAGCTGCATTTAGAGGAGGCTCTAATAGAAGTGCTTATGATGTATATTTAAATGGTAGTGATGAAACTGAAGCTGACATATTTAAAACAGATTTAGGTAAGCCTAGAACTGCTATCAGTAGAACAACTATGAGAAAATATGCTCGTAATAATAATAAATATGTATTAAGCTATGATTTTTATAAGTGGTGTCATTATTGGCTTCCTGTGATTGAATATGCTACATTTAACTTGCAACAAGATTTCAATGCTGAATTAGATGCTAATGGGTATCATCAAGGAGGATTAAGTGCTGGTGTTACTAATTGGGATGGGGGAAAATGGAATAATTATAATGGCTCTAATCCTTTAACTCCTTGTGGCTATACTAATGAATTAGGTAATCATACAGGTATTAAAGCATTTACTACAAATGGATATACTTCTAATGCTATTAGATATAGAGGTATTGAGAATATATTTGGTGATATTTGGACTAATTTGGATGGTGTTATTATTCAAAATGATGCAGATTCAATGAATGATTCAGGTAATTGTGTATATAAGAATGTGTATACTTGTAAAGACCCTGATAAATTCTCAGATTCAATTACTTCAAATTATCAATTTGTAGCACATGAAATAAATAGTGCATCCTATATAGGAGAATTTAATTTAGGTGAAACTGCGGAGATAATACCTATATCTTTAGGAGGAGGTGCAACTACAAAGAAATGTGATTATAATTATGTGGGAGATGTTACAAATACTTCTCTTAGAACCCTCCGGGTGGGCGGTGCTGCGCGTGATGGCTCCTATGCTGGTGTTGGCTATTTCTATTCTGGTGATTCTGTGGGTTATTCCTATGCGCATTTTGGCTTCCGTACTTATTGCCCTTATTTAGAATAAGTTAGGTAACAATTTAGAATAACCTCAATGTTAAACGATGTTAAAGTTAGGAAAATATTTGGAGGTTTCAAATATTTCTCCTATCTTTGCATTGTGATTGAGTGATGAATCACAGGTTACTGTTACCCTAATATTACAGTGTTTCTATTATTGTAGACATTATTAGTCTGAAAATAAAAAGCCTCATAGTAGGCAGTAATGCGAATAATAGCTCCAATGCTAGTGTTAGCTATTTCAATTCTAATAATTCTGTAGGTAATTCCAATACGAATATTAGCTTCCGTACAAATTGAATAATAATAAATAATTGCCACATGGCAACGGAGATAGTGACCTTACCACTTGGTAAAAGATAAAGTAGAGTATTAACAAAAGGGGTGTTAGTAAAGAAATTGAAAGCTTCCCTAAAAATTCAATAACTTATGAAAAGAGTTGGTGGATTGCATCAAGAGATATGTACTCTTGAAAATGTGGAGTTAGCTGATAGTAAAGCCAGAAAGAATAAAAAGAAGAAGTATGGCATACAAAAGCATGATAAAAATAAAGACTCCGAAAATCAGGTATTAGTGGATAGTCTGAAAAATCTTACTTATAAGACTTCAGAATATAGTACATTTACTATTTATGAGCCTAAAGAAAGATTAATATTCAGACTTCCTTATTATCCTGATAGAATTTGTCATCATGCAATAATGAATGTATTGGAACCTATATGGGATAAAGTATTTATAGACCAAACTTATTCATGTATTAAAGGGAGAGGTATTCATAAATTGGTAGATGATTTACAGAAAGTATTGAAGAAAGATGTAGAAGGTACTACTTATTGTTTAAAAATAGATATTAAAAAGTTTTATCCTTCAATAGACCATTCAGTACTTAAAAGAATTATAAGGCGGAAAATAAAGGATAAAGAACTTTTAGTCATACTTGATGAAATAATAGATTCTTCTGACGGTGTTCCTATTGGTAATTATTTATCCCAGTATTTTGCCAATTTAGTTTTAGCTTATTTTGACCATTGGGTTAAAGAAGAATTAAAAGTAAAGTATTACTTTAGATATGCAGATGATATGGTTCTTCTTTCAAATGATAAGAAGTTTTTAAGAAATGTGTTACTTGCCATTAAATTATATTTAAAGCATGAGTTGAATCTTAAAATAAAGGACAATTATCAAATATTTCCTGTAGATAAAAGAGGAATAGATTATGTAGGATATGTCTTTAAGCATGGTTTTACATTACTTAGAAAGAGTATTAAAACCAAGATGAAAAGATTTGTAACAAGATTTAATAATGGAAAATATACTTTAGATTTCTTTAAATTAAAAATGAACTCTTACTTTGGATGGATGAAACATTGTAACTCTAAGAAATTATTACAGAATATAGAAAAGAGTACAAACATTCATTATTCAAATTTTAAAGGAAAAGAAAGTCTTATAAGTAATTTCTATGGAAAGAAAGTTAATATAGTTGAAGTAGTTCCTTATAGTACTTACTATAAAATACACTTTAAATATAATGGCAAGACTTACAGTACTAAAAGTCAAAGTAGTGCTTTATATTGCAATATAATAACCAATAAAGATATGTGGAATAATTATAAAATAAATAAATATGTTTACCGCAAGAAGAATAGAAACTACTGTAGAACCTAAAAAGATTGAATATTTAGGAGATAATAGTTATTACTATAATTATGACATACAGGTTTCTTCAAGAGAAAAACAAAATATGGATTCTGAGGAAACTACTGTGGAATATGAAACTGTTTATTCATTTATTCAAGTAAGGATTTATGGTAAAGCTGATTATGCTAAAATAGTTAAAGCTATTATCAGGGCTTATATAGATCAAGATGAAGAGTTTGATTTAATCAATAGTGCTAATAGAGTCATTTTAGGAATAAATGAAAGCACTGAAGCTACTGATAAGTATAAGCAGTATCTTGAGTTAGTGGATACTATTAAAATAAATGTAAAGAAAGACTTGAAATAAACTATGGATTTT